GTATACGAAGTCCTTCGCGAATAATATGTATACGAAGTCCTTCGCGAATAATATGTATACGAAGTCCTTCGCGAATAATATGTATACGAAGTCCTTCGCGAATAATATGTATACGAAGTCCTTCGCGGTTCATGAGGTGGTAATGATAACTTACACATACGAATGCCCTAAGTGTGGCATATACGAAGTCAAGCAAAAGATAACAGAAGATTCACATACGAAGTGCGTTTGCGGTAAACCAGTAAAAAAGGTAATAGTACCGGTAAACTTTCATCTTAAAGGTAAAAATTGGTTTAACTCAGGGGGATATTAAAATGTTTGAGTTAGTGATAACTATCATCACCGGGGTACTCACTACTAACCCTTTAGTTAGTCACCACACAATGCCAGCCGGTACTCCGGCTCAATGTGAGACGATGGCAAAGGAAAACCACAAGGCGTTTTATGACGTAAATAACGTATACGAAGCTCACGTCCTCCACACGTGTAGAAAGGCTCCCAGTATTCGAGTGTAAATAAACGCAAACGAAGGTCAGTACCCTCCTGTTAATTCAGGAGCCTCATAGTGTTCAACTATAGTAGCTGAATCATATCCATAAATAAAACCAAGACAAAGATACTGCTCTGCATCCGCTGGATGTGAGTAGTCATTTTTGTCAGGTTTATCAGCGTAACGACCGCCTGAAACATTCATACGACGATAAGCATACCCACCGTTTTTACCTTTACGAAGCCAGTTGCATTCTTTATTAAGCATGTAACCTGGTTTACCACCTTCAACTAACTTCATTAAAAAGGTGTTTACAGCGTCTACACGTTTAGTTATGTCGTTCGTCGGTGCCGCTTCACTTGCAAAACCTAAACCTACTTCGTTCAATATGTTTAAACTAGCTGTTCCTTCCCCTTCTCCACGGTTATTACCTGCTGGATCACCTAAAGAGAATTGAACTTCATATCCTTTGTAATGATGTATTAAGAATGGTTTCACAACGTCTCTAGCAAAGGCACGAACACTACCTGAACCTACTAGCTCATTTAATATTCTAACCTGACCACTAGGCATCATTTGACCTATAACTACCGTCGGTGTTAAGCCAAAGTCCCAGCCAAGTGCAATAGGTATACCCTTTGTGGGTTTTACGTCACCGCAATGTAGTTGATCGTTATATCCGTGATAGACTGGCTTGCCTGTTTTGATCATGCCATAGTTGCCCAACACCATCACGTTTATGTGGTCAGGACTGTTACCTGCTAGTTGGTCAAGATAATATTTATAACCACCATCTAAAAAGTCCACATTGTCTGCATCAGGATTAGGCAAGTAACTACCATCAGGTTGTTTAATAATAGGAGGAGGGGAGGCAAAGAATTCAAAAGTTTCTCTTGTTCTTACTTTTTCTTGTTCCATTAATTCTTCTGATGTACCTTTTAAGTAACCATTAGCATCTAATTCATACCACCAATGCGTATCATCCGGTGGGTTAGTGTCCATTAATATTGCTTTTCGTGTACAAGCTGAAAAGAATTCTTTCCCTGTAAACTCGCATACAGTTTTGACACACTGTTCTTCTGTGTAACCGTCGGCTCTGGATGGATATCGACCTACCCGTTCCCTTGCTGCTTTGACAGTAGAATAAAGAATTTCTCGTGCTTCATTAATGAATATCCATGATACTTCTAAAGAAAGTAGCTTTCTTGTATCCTTTTCACTATCAAGTGCAAGAAATAGAATTTCAATCTTTACTGTGGTACCGTCGGGCATAGGGAATTCAACGTCTGCTTTTAAACTAGGCGAACTTACAATGCGGCAAATCTCTTCGGGTACCCATTGTTTAAACGTTTTAAGTGTAGTGTTATGTAACTGACCTGAGGTGTTACGTATGATAACACCGCGTGTTAGGCGTATTCCGTTCTCGTTGGGTTTCTGTTCACGTGACAAACGTAGTGCTTCCTGAATGCAAGCAACACTTTTACCTGAGCCAACCGGACCTTTTAGACAACGTACAAACGCTTTACTTTTGTGAAACTTCTTACCTGTATTACTCGCTTTGTAACGTATCGTCTTCTTCATCGTCGTCCCCAAAGTCATTATCAAAGTGAATAGAAACTGCGCCTGCATGTTCAATCTTGTCGGTGAACGCACCGATGGTTTTACCCATTAGCTCTATTGCTTTCATTTTACAGTTAGCTTTAATCTTCACGTTTATAGCTGGGTACATGTTTAAACCATCATCACGAACCACAGCATCAGCGGTATATTCACTAATACAATACCAGTCTTGATCCGTAGCTTTAGAGAAGTCATAGTACATAATGCCATCTTTCTTAGTAAGGAATTTCTGTATATTGAAATCAGCCAGAACAGCTAATCTCGATTGAACCCATGCTAGGTCATATCCTTGTTCTTTCATAATTTTAACTGCCTCTTTTGCTGTACCTGTCTTATGTAGGTGAATTATTCGCTTGATGTCAAACCGATTAAAGAACCGGGTCATGTTGTACTTTGAACTCTTAATCTTCATAAACTGAAAAGCGACCCTACGGTCGCCATGTTTTAAGAAATGTTCAACAATGCCTCTGTCGAGGTCACTTAATTTTTCAATTCTGTCAGTGTACTCGCACATTTTAAAACCGGTATCCCTAGCAACTTCAATAAATAAGGTTGCAATTTATAAGTAGGAACAATATCATTTATAGTGTATTCGTCACCTTCGTCGTCAATCCAACTGTATGTAACATTAATAAATTCTTCACTATTGTCGAATGTTTGTACCTGTAAGTTTATCACGTTATTCTCCTAGTATATCAAAAAGTGTATCATTTAACAAGATGTATGTTGTTCTTGGTTGACCCGCCGTCCTTCCGTATTTGCCAAAGTGTATCTTTTAGCCGGTATCCCATGTTCTTCATGTTTAAATCCACTGTACTAGGAGTCATTCTATCACAGAATGTTAACTCCGGGTTGGTTCTTTTGGCTAGCGTGAACGCTGATAATATATCCATTGTCGTCACCTCATTGCATGATAGATTAAGATACCTATTAGCAAATAAGCATCTTAAAGTCTGAACTACCCCGTTTTCACTGTTACCTACCATCTCACTAAGCCATTCTGTTACAGGCGGTGATTCACCGGGGTTAAAATCACTAATATCTAATTCCATCAGGTAATCCACACAATGCTTCCAGCCTTCCCCGTTCATCCAAGCCCATTGTTTATCCCAGTAAGCAGCCCACTTCGGCGAAACGTTTCCGGTGTCATCACGTACCGAAAAGTCAGACCAAAGAGCATATATTCGTCGACTCATGTCACGTAATCGCAACGGTAATCGACTGTTAGTAGTCATAGTCACGTTTACAATGTTACGTACATCATAACCTTTAATAGACTTCTCGTTAATGGGTAAGGTCTCTGGTGGAGCACAAGTAAGAGGTTTGATTCTGTTACTTACCTTTAGTGCATCCGCTGAACCACCTAATTCAACTTCGTTAATGTGTAGATACTTAGTACCCACCAAATAAGTATTAAAGTCTTTCAATAAGTCTTCCCCGCTTATTGTTCGATGATCCATATCCATTGCTTTCTTCAAAGGTGTCAGGAGCCAATCCTTACCGCTACCTTCACCGCTACCCAAAATGATAGTGTGATTGATCTTTTGACCAGGGTGCCTGATAGTGAAAGCCATCCATTGAAGCATGTGTTTACTATCCCATCCGAGCGTTTTAAAATGCTCAAGCCATGTAGAGCAGTCCCCTTTTTTACGCACGATTGGTCTGTTTCGCCATAGATTTCCATAATTAACTCCATTTTCAGTAAAAAAGTCAGGGAACTCCGGTGCATAGTCTATCTTATCAACCTTCTTTGTTCTTCCTTTTAGTGCCACAGTCCTAGATTCTGCATCATCCCCCAAGTGAAAGTTAGTAAAAGCCTCCGGTGTGAACCACATATACTTCTCAGAATTGTAAAATTTATTCTGTTCACCGACAAAAACATAATTATCAAAAAATTCCTTTTCTTCTTTTGTTTCATTGTCTCTCATTACGTCATTTAAATCTTTTTTGCTCCATCCCATTATCTCCCTTACTTTCTTTTGTGCTGATAATCTATCAACCGTACCAAGCTTATTGGACACTTCAAGTACCGTCAATGAAAAAGCATTACGTTCTTTACCGTGAACCATATGGTCAAGAGTAGCTATAAGATCGGTAATGCCATCAGGCTTTTTTCCCTCCGGTAACTCCAATAAATCCATAACTTGCCATACTGCAACCTCTTCTACTATGTCGTAATGTTGTAATACACTACGTGCATTTTTATCCTGACAGTGACCGTGATGACACTTGAAACCCATAGACCCGTCAGCATTAGTAAAGATAGCGGTACCGCTGTTATCAGCGTTACTGTGCGTATCTACCCAAGGACAAAGAATATCATATCTACCTGGACTTAATACTTCGTTGACTGTAACGTGATTAAGCAGAGGATGACCTTCTATATCGGAAGCACCGGAAAGTGTTACCTGTTTCCTAACTTTAAACAAGTCAATATTGAAAGGTGCTGCAATATCCTCAAGTGTGTATCTATTACTAGGTCTCCAAAGCAATATTTTACAGTTGAAAGGTTGACCGAAGACAAGCTTACTTGCCTTGTTGTTCTTACCTTCAGGCAGGCGCATATATCTAGTAACCCCGCTCATGCCTGGGTCCTTGCTGTTAGGAGCTAGGTCACTAGCGATCAAACCATCAAGTAAGTTACAGATTTGATCCATGTTATCGTTCGGTGTTGCTAGAAAATAGAACCATTGCTTGGAACCGTGACTGGTTTCAAGAATACAGCTAGGCTCTGGTAGTTTCTTTGCTTGATCTAACGATAGCTTCTCTTCTACATCGTCTAAAACAATAACATATGTAGCTTCAAAGTCAGCTTTCCTGCGCTTACTACTACTGAACAATGACACAGTAAAGTACTGGTTAAGTCCTGTTAGTTCCTTGTCACCGAAAGCGTGACCTGCCCAGCAAATGCCTCTCCTATCTTGTCCAATGTCACTAGGATCGTCGTTAAACGATGTCACGTGAGCTTGTTCATATTTATCTCCAAAAATAGCTTGGAGAAACATCTTATTATTAATCATGGTGAATCCTTATATTTTAATTTGACCCGTTGTATATAATTCTACCAGTTTTCTAATCACCGCTTGTCTATTTCTTGCTTCTTCCTTGCATACTTTAGTAAACGCTTCTAACTCTTCTTTATCTATTCTTACTGATATTGCTGTATTGTACTTCATGGTGTTCTCCTTTAGTTAATGTGAGATTTTATTATGACATATAAAAAAAGGTAAAGCAATGGTTGACAGAGATATACCGTTGATGTAAATTAAAAGTAGGGGAGGAGAAACAAATGAAATTATTTAAAACAGTAACAACAAATGATATAAACAAATATAACACTTTTTTACAATGCACATTGATAACATTGGTTATAATAATAGTAGGAGTCGGGTTAACAGGAATATTAGCCTTGATGATAGGAAAGGGATTAATGAATGTTGTTATAGTAACAACATGTTTTATAATTGGGGAGTTTATTTGTGAAAAATGGTGATAAAGTAAGAGTTATTTCGAGTACTTGTAAGTTACAAAAAGGTAAAATAGGCCAAATAGGCACGTTATCACAGGATGAAGATGACTATCCTCGTGTTACGTTTGATGATGGTGTTATTATTTGTTTCAGTAAAGATAAGTTAGAGTTAGTTGAACCTTTATTTTCTATGCACGTTAGAAATCAAGCTAATCTTCGTGAGGTTAACTCAAAACCATCTGAACCTTTAGTTTGTGTACACAATGGAGAAGAAGTTAGAGTA